TAAAATGTGCACCTTAAAATTAAAAGCAGACGATAGAAATAGCAATCTTGCTTTTGCTGCTTAACTAAGCAGCCGTCCGACCCGGGAGTACCGCGAACCGGCGAGGGCGTCATCTTAGCGGTGAACGTTCCGCGCGGAGTTCCACGGCCCGCGGGATGAATTAGGGATACCAAGCCGGTTTGCCTGCCCACAGGCCGCCGGTAAGGGAATTTAGTATGTGGGCTGCACTCGGAGAAAGCCACATGAATTGATTTTCGGACAGGGGTTCAATTCCCCTCGCCTCCACCACCCATATGTCAAGCCCACGCTAAAAAAAAGCGAGGGCTTGACATATGGTTTTTTTATGGAGAATATCGCCGCTCGTGCGCGCCATGAGCCATGAGCGGCAATTGAAGCAATCCCACAAACTAGCCACACACTTTTAATCTCGGGGCTAGGGGCTTATGAGCCGCCACAAACTCTACCTGACTTTCTCAATGGATTCGTCTCTTAACTTACGCAAAGATTTCAGTTTCTCTGTTATATCTTTAAGATTGACTTTAGCTAGGGTAGTAGTCTTGAAAATTCAAGGTTGACGGCCTGCCGAAAAGAACACCGCCAAACAGATTAAGGAAGCTCTTGAAAGGCACTCTGTAGTCGATGCCCGCAAGAAAGTCTGATTCTAACGCAATAGATAGGCCGGAACTTGTCAAGCTGATTACCCTAAAATGCTGCGCAAGCCGCTCTTGAAAGGTTTTAAGATGTTTTCCAACAAAGCCCAAGTGATACAAGTATCCAACAGTATCTACGTCAATCAGCCCATCACTATCACGAAGTTGCTCTATAACCTCCACATGCCCATTTGCTTCCAGATGCTTGACATCTTCAAGCGCACATGCAAACAACTCTGATTCGCGTTGACTAGCCCACGGCAAAATTACGGCGTCAAAGTATCCTTGGACGTCTTGCTGTAGCTGCGGGTAGATAGTAGCGTCATTCTCTTTGCTGTCAATGTAGTTGTCGATGTACTGCTTCATGCGGTCGATTTTTTGCGTGGCCGTCTGGAAGATCAGACTGTTGAAGAGCACCGGAGAATCAGATATTTGTGTGTAATAATCATCTACCCGGCGCTCTACGTTGCCATAGAGCTTCTTTAGGTTTTCTCTCCTGTTGATTTTGCGTTGTTCCCTTTGTTGCTGCGCAATAAAACTCTTTGATGTAACGCCCTGTGCGACGCCATTTTCAAAACCAAAGTGTTTAACGCACTCCGAGCCTACCACAAGCTGCTTCTCGTTGACTTGGTTCTTTATGTAGTATTCCGTCTTGATCTTTTTGCTGTCAAGCATACACCTGGAGTTTTTTTCGCGGAAATTAAAGAATTGCCATTCAGAAGCGGCGTTTGTGACGATTGCAGGCCAAGTATTCTTGATAGTAAACAGTGTTGGCTCATCAATGGTGCTGTCATTTTCCAAGACCTTATCGTTGACAACATCATACTTACTCAAAACATCAACCAAGCCTGCGTACTCAGGCAAATCGGCTACGGAGCTTTTCTCTACCAGCTTCTTTTCGCGCTTGATGATATATGATGTTCTAGGCATAACAAGTCTCCCGCATATTGTATTATCGTAGGCAATTATGCCATATTTTAGTATATAGGCGCAACAGTGGGTGGTAGTGCCCAAAGCCCCGCGCTTGAACAGCGCGGGCGTATAGGTCTTATCGTGCTGCCACAAACTCAGATATCTTCCAGACAATATCAACCCGATCTCCCGGAAAGACCAACACTCTGTCAATAAGAATCTCAACAAGCGGGCGAGTCAGCCCGCTTTCTGTATGTATTTCGGCAGCGGCGCTCAGTTCATCTCTGTTCTGTTTTGATATTGCCAGAGCAACAGTCTCTTTTGCCAGCATTTCATGTACACGGATAAGGTTAGCCAGTTTAGCATCAACTTCAGCTTTCCCTGCCTTGTATTCATCTGGGCAGACTTCACCAAGTACAAGCTTTTCATAAAGCCGCCGCTTTTCATCCTCGGCATTTGCAATCAGCTTCTCCTGTCTGGCCTGCTGCTCCGACTTTGCAGCCAAGCGCTCAACGCACTCGAAATCGGCGTCCAGATAGACTTGCAACTGAGTATTCACGATATCATGCACGACAGCTTCCAAGTCGGCAGCTAATACACGAAGCCGGTAACACGCTGCATCCGGCAAAGCGCTTGTAAATCTGCAATGAAACGCAACATTTCTCGTTGAACTTGGCGTCATGGCCTTGCCGCAGCAACCACAATAAACCTTGCCTTTGAGCGGAGAGACCGGGTTCCCAGTGTACCTCTGCCATGTTCCCAATTCTCTCTTGCGAATAGGCTCCGGCTTATTCTTCCGGGACGAGCGGACTGCATCAAACACCGCAGGTTCAATTATTGCCGGGTGATGATTGGGTATCTTTATCCACTGGCTTTCATCCATCTTCTTTTGCGTCCGACTGCCCACTTCCAGTATCTTTTGCCTGCCCGCGATATATGTTCCGATATACTGCTCCTCATTCAATATGCCCCAAACACCCGGCTTAGACCACATACATGAGAACTCACCTGCATTTTCTCCTCGCTCTGCCTTCTTGTACTCAGATGGCGTGGGGCGCTTTTCTTCATACAGCCGACGCTCAATCTCAACAAGGCTCTTCCCTTCATGCGCCATCGAAAAGATCAGCCGGACAGTTTCGGCGGCGGGTTCATCAATGACCATCTTCCGCTCGTCATTGCTTTTGTACCCGAATACACAATTTTTTGAGACAAGCTCCCCTCGCATCATTTTCCCATACTTCGCCGCTTTTATCTTCTTTGAAATATCCCGGCTGTAATGCTCGTGCATAAGAAACTTAAACGCAACCTCGATCCCCCCTGTGTGCCCCTCATGCTCATCGGAATCAAAATCATCGGTTACCGCAATAAACCGTGTCCCATAGAGCGGAAATATCCGCTCTATGAAATACCCGGTCTCAATCGCGTTCCTGCCAAAGCGAGAGAAGTCCTTTACTGCTATGCAGTCTATTATACCTTCCTGCACAAGCCCTAAAAGCCTCTGCACAGCAGGACGTTCGAAGTTCGCGCCGGAATGTCCGTTATCCACAAACTCTAAGACAGTGCTATCAGACAACCCCAAATCACAGATATGCTTGTCAATTATCTCGCTCTGTGTCTCAATGCTCATGCTGTCGGATTTAGCGTCCTCCATTGAAAGCCTTATGTACTTGGCGATTACATAACTACCCACAGCGGCGCACCTCCGGTTCATCAGTAAAGCAGAGCGTGATTATAAGGCTTTTATCCGGGCACACAAGAATCTTGTCCACCAGCTTGTCTACGACATCGCCGGTTAGCTCACGACTGCTAATCGCCCTCGAAGTGGCCTGTGAGATATCATCATGCCTGGCTGCACGGGCTTTGCTCTCATAAGCGTGGTTGCGAACCTTGTCGGCACGTTGGGATAGTGCGTCTATTTTCGCCTGATACCTTGCTTTCATCTCAACAAACTCGCCAGTGGTTATCATCCCGCTGACCATGCTCTCGTACAGGCTTTTCAGCATATGCCCATTTTTACCAAGTTCCAAGTTGATTTCCGCAAGCTCGGCATCATTGGAATTGTCAGCGGCGTCTGCGATACTTTGGGGCAAAGCTGACACAAACGCCTTCCCTTGCGCATCGAGCAAGGCCAGAATCTCTGCCTTAACAGCCACTTCCTTTGCGGAAACCTGTACACATGCGTCTTTTCCGTATTTCCATCGCGAATCACAGTGAAAAGCGTAAGTGCCATCTTTGTTCTGCCGGTGCCGGTGCATGGGGTGCCCACAGCTTTGGCAGAATATCTTGCCCTTGAACATGTTCGGTGAGTATGCGCCGAATTTGTTGTAGCTCTGCGTCTTTTCGCGCAACTCACGCAGCAAAGCCTGCACTTGCCCAAACAGCTCGCGGCTGACAACCGGCTCATGGGTATTCGGAACACATATCCACTCGGAGGGGTCAACAGCAGCCTGCTTCCCGCTCACTGTGCGGGTTTTACCCTGTACCATATCACCCACGTACACCCTGTCGGTGAGTATGCTTCTGACTGCGTTCGGTTGCCAGCAACCTTTACCAAGCAGATTTTCGCTTTTATTCAGCCCTCTGGCATGATTGCGGTGGCTTGGCGGCATGACGCCGGACTCGCTTAACCTGCGGGCGATTTCACTGGCACTGTTCCCATTAATGGCCCACTCAAACATTTGCTGTACCACCGGAGCTGATTCTTCATCAATTATCAACCTGCGGCAATCCGTGGGCGACTTCATGTAGCCATACGGGGCAAGGCGGCCAACAAAGCGGCCTTCTTGGATGTTCTGGCGCTGTACAGATCGGCATTTGCGGCTGATGTCCAGAGCGTAGGATTCGCTGATGATGTTCTTTAGAGGAAGCATCATACCGCCATCACAGCTAATGCTGTCAAACGAGTCCGTCACAGAAATGAACCGCACACCGAGCGAGGGCAGGTATTTCTCAATATAGTACCCAGCGTCAATCGCGTTGCGGCCAAACCGGGTGACGTCTTTTACGATTATGCAGTTAATCCTGCCGCGCTCAATGTCCATAAGTAAGCGTTGAAAACCGGGCCGCTCGAAGTTCGTACCTGTCGCGTTGTTGTCACTGTACATGTCCACAAGCCGCATATCCGGTGAGGATGCAACGAAATTGTCTATGATACCCCGCTGTGTTTCAAGGGAATCACCGCGCTTCTTCTTATCATCGGTGCAAAGGCGGATATATGCACCGGCGTTGTAGAACACACTCGAAGGCTCCACATAGGCAACAGCATCAAGGTTCTTTCTGCTTTTACGCGCCATCCATGCCACCTCCCATCTGGATGTAGCTGGACAGTAAGCTCATAAAGTCAGCAGATTTACGCCCGCAAGAGCCGTCCACAGCTTTTACAGTTATCCCTTGTTGCTCCATTTGACTGAGCCAACGGTCTACTAAAATGGCGTTTCTGATAATTCGGTCAACCGAGTGGACGAACACCGCACCGATTTTCCCCGCTTCTATGTCCTCACTTAACCGCATAAATTCCGAGCGGTCAAAGTTGTGGCCGAGCGCACCGTTATCCGCATACACGGTAACATCATTGTACTCGTGCTCACTGGCGAGCCGCAAAACGTGATTGATCTGCGCCATTATAAACTCATCGTCTCTGCGGGCAAGTCTGCAATATATAGCTGCTTTCATGTTATGCGGCCTCCTTTGACAATAGTGCGAGCGCGTTTTTGTATTCGTCCTGATAATTGAACGTGATTGTCAAATCACACTCGCTCGTAACGCGGATACTTCGAATAAGGCTGATTACAATGCGCCGATCTATCTCAGCCAAGCCATCGAAGCGCTTGAAGTGCTCCATCCAACGCAGGCGTTCGGCCTTGCCATCAAGGACTCTTTCAAGCTGTTGCCCCAATATATCAATCGCACTACGCAGCCTGACCTCATCCGTGTTGTACTTAGCTTTGAGACCTTTGAAATCATCTTTTGTGAGGATACCGGTTATCATGTTTTCTAGCAGCGTTGCCTTGAATCCAATGATTTTCTCAAGCTGTTGTTCGTTGTCGGCAATCTGCTCACGGTATTGCTTGGCGAGTGCGTTGGCGATTTTCTGCCCATCACTTCCGGCAATAATGGATTCAAGGGATGCCACGTTGGATATATGGGACTTTACGCTGTCCAGAATACAATCGCAAAGCTCGGTCTCTTTGAGTGTGGCGGCAGTAGCGCACCCGCGCTTTTTGGTTGTTGGACAGTAATAATATTGATACTTAATGCCCTTGTACGGTACGGTTTTCCGCGTCATGCGCCCGCCACATGAGCCGCAGATAAGAACACCGGAGAACATGTACACTTTATCTCCACCCGGAGCTGTGCGGGTGTCGAGCCGCATGATTTTTTGAGCAAGGTCAAAGTCATGGGGTTTAACAATCGCTTGGTGTGCGCTCTCTGAGCGCTTCCACTCAGATTGTGGCCTGTCGATTAGGTCTTTGATTTTGTAATTAAGCGTTCCCTGCCTGCCTTGAATGAGAGTGCCGGTGTAGGTTTCGTCGTTCAGGATGCGGATTATGGTGGTAGCAGACCACTTTGCGCCGTCCTTGTAGGCATATCCACGTTTTGGATGCGGCAAGCCGCGAGATTTTTTGTATTCCATCGGGGAGAGAACGCCGAGGTTGTTCAGCGATTGCGCGATTTTGCTTGCACTCATGCCCTCAATCTTCATGCGGAAAATATCGCGGACGATGCTTGCTGGGAACTCGTCTATCACAAGCTGATTGCGGTTATCTTTGGCCTTTTTATAGCCATAGATGGGACAAGCACCGACGAAATGGCCTTTATTTCGCTTGCTGTTCAAAGACGAGCGGGTTTTTATCGAGATATCCCGGCAGTAGGCGTCGTTTATGACTGACCTAACCGACACGGTAAGGTCATCACCGCTGTCTTTTAATGTGTCGATGTTGTCGTTGATGGCGATAAACCGGACACCATAGGCAGGAAATATGCGACGCAGGTAGCGGCCTGTCTCAATATATTCCCTGCCCAGCCTTGAGAGGTCTTTGACGATTACACAGTTGATTTTACCTGCTTCAATATCGGCCATCATTTCTTTGAACGCTGGGCGGTCGAAGATCATACCCGACACCCCATCGTCTACCATCTCAGCTACCGCTTCGATATCCGGCTGACTTTCGATATAGCTGTCAAGAAAACTGCGCTGATTGGTTACACTGTCACTTTCCACGGTCTTATCATCAGCGTATGACAGGCGTATGTATTTAGCTGCTCTATATAATATTTCAGACATAGCAAAGCACTCCTTCATTTTGGTTTCCCGAAATCAAGGGGTGCGGGCTTGTCGTCTGGTGGCTCTCTCTTTTCCGCCACCATCGTAGCACCCTGGGCCGGGAAAGTCGAGTTTGTCACGGGGCCATGAGCCTATGTAAACAGTCCTCCAATGTGGGGCCGGTTTCGTTGAAGCGGGCGGTAACAGTGAACTTACCACATCTAAAAAGATAT